GATATTTCGCACTCCTAGTGAATCTTCCTAGTATATCCGTTGAAAAAACGAGAGTGCAACAACAAAAACTACAGAGTTCTTTTTTTTTAAAAAAAAAAAAAAATCAAAGAGACATGGCCGGAGTACTTTATGATGAGGAGTACGTTCCCCAGGAACCGGATTACTTGTATTGCCCGTACGAGTGGGAGGGTGAAGATCCTACCCAATGCGATGCAAATGTTCCGTCCGTCAGCTACCTTGTGGAGGCTGTAAAAAAATCCTTTACTGAGGGTAACCACGATATGCTGATTTCTTGCGAGTCGTACCACGCCGAGTGTTGCGAGGGTCCCTTGATGAACAAGGGTTTGACCCTCTCGACTTACTTTATGAGTTATCCGGGCATTTCATTACCTGCGTTCGGCGGTGGTGTGATTCATGTCACTTCAGCTCGCGTCTGCATGCAAGCTTTTTATGCCGTGACCCCAGGAAGGTGTAGTTGTTCGTGTGGTACGCAATTCATCTATCGTGCCAAAGGTGGAACTGGTCTAACATTTGACGCCACGAACACTATTTCTAGTGCCTTTAAGTTCGAAGACGGGAAAGTGAAATGGTTAACAGAAGACCTAGGCTTGGCATTATTGGCTGGTTGTTTCTTGAAATACGTGCCAATACCTCATGAGATTGAAATTAAGATCGAAAGAAAGGTCGAGCCCGTGTCTGCTCTGGATTTTTGGGAACCAGAAGGATTGATTTCTGACGTACATTTCGTACATCCGCAAGAGAGAGCCTTGGCTCCTGAGCCTCCAATGGATGTAGAGATGGTGAGATTAGTCCGTACGGAATTGTTTGAACACTTTAATCCCACCCTTCTTCTGAACGCTCGGTCGGATTTTTCCGGTGAGAAACTGAAAGAGGTTGAGTTGCCACGAGCTCAATCGGAACCCTTAGTCCCTAGGGTCTGTCTCCCGCGAGGTGATGACGCTTTAATTGATCAGTTTTTCATAGACAAGGCACCCGAGCATTTTAATCGTGAACCTGCCACAGATCAATGGCAGGTGGAATCTGATGACTTTACTGTGGATTTCCCCACCCAAGTGCGATTACGCGAACGGGACGAAGATTGGTTCAGAAGGAAACCCGATTTCGCTGTGTCGTCCATTCGTACAGGTCTCGAGATGCCTCGAATTGCTACAAAGAAGGAAATGTTAATGGCATTCTCGAAGAGAAACGTTGGAGCTCCTCAGATGGTAGAGGTACCTCAGGAGATCCACGTGAAGAGGTTGGCTGATAGGTTCTTCCGGACATTCTTGAAAGAAGGCGGCTGGGATAAGGGGGATGGTCATTATTGGGATGATTTTTTCCATAGAAAGGGTCGAAAGGTCTTTTCATTGGAGAATTGTTACGATGACCCCTTGTCCTCATACTTAGTTATGCTGAAGTCCGCTGGGAAATTCTCTCTAGATCTGAACTTTCCGGTTCGATCGGTACCCCAAACCATTACTTATCATGAGAAGTGGGTTACCGAGGTTTTTTCCCCCATGTTTCTGCAGGTGATGGCAAGATTTTTCTCTCGTCTGCAAGATTGGGTTGTTGTTCCGGCTGGTCCGATGGCTGACTTCTCCCGTGTTTGGCCTAGCTTTGAGGGGAAGTGTTTAACAGAAATTGATCTGAGTAAATTTGATAAATCTCAAGGTAAGCTGTTGCATGATGTGCAGAGGGAGATTTTCCTCCGTCTGGGTTTCCCACCCATTTGGTGTGATTGGTGGTTTAAATTCCACGAGTCTTCCTATTTAAATGATAAGAACCTTGGTATAGCTTTCTCAGTAGATTACCAACGTAGAACAGGCAATACTGCCACTTACTTTGGGAACACGTTGGTAACAATGATTATGATGGCCGAAGTGTATGAACTTGATTCTCTCCCTTTCTGTGGTTTGTTTTCGGGTGATGACAACTTGATCGTGACTGATCGACCTCTTGAAGGTCGAGTTTCGTTATTCCCGAACATGTTCAACATGGAGGCCAAGGTGATGCGTCCGGGTCAGAATTACATGTGTAGCAAATACCTTTGCACTGTAGACGGTCGCGTAACCCCTGTCCCTGATCCTTTTAAGTTGCTGAAGAAAGCTGGTGCCTCGTGTCCTTTGGAGCACCTTGATGACTTTTACGAATCGTTTCTGGATTATACCAAATACCTGGTGAGGGATGAAGTTAGAACATTAATACCCAGGTTGATGGCCCACAGGTATCAAGTCTCGATGGATGAAGCTGGAGTTGCTCTTGATCAGATTATGAGCTGGCGAAAGTCAAAGACTCAATTCTTTAAGCATTTCCAGTACAGGAAACCAATCAAGGACTCGCTCGAGGCTGTGAAATCCGACTTCCTTTCTGCTTTCGGAAAAGTAGATGATCGAATAAGAGTTTGGCGCGGGCGTCGAACCAATCATAAGAAGGAGGTCGATGCTTTAAAGGTCCCATTGGTGAGTTTTAGGGAGTGATGGTGGCTCGCCTAGAGCGGTGTGCTGGTTTCTACCTAAGGAACCAGGAGAGTGGAGTGACTTGGTCATGACAAGTCGAGTAGTACTTTAACTACGAGTCGTCGTTGAGACGCCGGTCCCCTTCCAAGGGGATCGAGAGGGTTTTCCCGGTACTTTACCCGGGATTCGAATTGAGCTGTCTTTGACAGAGCTCAAACTCCTCGCTAGATACTCTAACGAGTGTCTTGAGGACTCTCCTATGGAGAGTCAGTAAAGACC